TTACTTCGTAATCACTAAAACTTGGTATTGTTTTCCATTCCATAATTTGATTATTTAAAATTAATATGCAAATATAAAACAATTATATTTATAAATCAAGGTAATTCTTTAATTTCTTCATCAGAAGTGATGTAGATGTTGAATCTTTTATATTCAGTTCTTTTTGTAGCTATATCGGCTAAACACAGTCTATCAAGTGTATCATATTTTTGCTTGACTAACCTACTTGGTTTATCAGTTGATATTATGTGGATGTTTTTCATAACTTTATTTGTTGATTAAATTGTTAATAACTTTTTATTTTGTATGGTCATATTACTTGATTATTAAAAATAAATCAACTAACTTTGCCAAACATAGTTTTCTATGTACTCAGCATGAGTATAGAATGCTATGAGACAAGTTCTTGTCCCACTAGGATTAGTGTATAGTTTTCTTTTTTGGATACTTTTTTCTTTGTAGTATAAAAAGTAAACCTCTAGTCAGGATTGACAAGAGGTTTTTACTTTTAAAAAGTTTTCTATTAATGTTTTAATGATAAATTCATCAGCATAACAATCTTCATATCCTGTCCATATTAAAGAACCACTAATAGCATCAGCTAATTCTTTGTATGTTTTAGGAGTAATAGATAAGAAAGCATCAATACCTTCTTCCATGTCTTTAATGGCTGCTATAGAATTATTCCATCCTCTATTTACATGAAGAGGATTTCCTTTAGAGCTTATTCCATTACAAGAGGTTCCAAAATAAAATTCATTATTCATTTCATGAGTATAAAGTTCAAACTCTACACCTTTATAGATTATTTTTTTTAGTGTTTTCATGTTTAATTCTTTGTTTAGCTTGTAATAAAGCATTTTTGTTGATGTGCCTAAGATTATTAACATGAGTATGTATAATCTGTTTAGATCTAGGAGTTTGAAGTATAGCTTGGTTATTCTGTGATATACCTTTTAATACCCAAACCATACCTGGTTTAGATGCCCATGTACAATGATATTTAGTGCCTATGATTAATTCAATAGGCACTTTATCATTTTCAAGGATTTCAATTATGATAGCATCTTTTTCCCAATTCTCTGGAAAATTATTCCAACTCATAAAAGTCTAGCTTTAATCCACCTAAGTCCTTGAGTTTTCCAACTATTTTCTTTTCTAATTAAAAGCTTATTAGCTTTAGGAAAATAGTCCACAATACCAAACTTTTCAGTATTTATTGTATGTTTTCCTTGTTCTTCATTAGAAATAATAGAAATGATTTTTTTTGAAGTTTTTAATTCTTCTAACCAAGGTTCAAATTTTTCTGCTCTTTCTTGTCTTATGGCTTTTTTCATAGCTCCTAAGAAGGCCATATCATTTTCTTTGTTATGTGCTTCTTGTTTTAATTCTTCTGAGTTCATGTTTAATTATTTTCTAGTGCCATAAAATAGACAGATTATTAGATTGATAATTGACACACCTAAGAAATAAGGTAATTCTTTTACTTCTCCACTACCTTCAAGAGTACATATAAAGAATATGCCTATAAAGAATATGATAGAAAGAACAAACCATGATTCCCACATAGATTGTTTAGCATCTTCTTTTTGAAACTGAGATTGTTTTAAGTTTTTCATCTTAATGTTGAATTAGATATTGATTTTAAGTTTACATTGCCATTGTGTAGCAAAGTCATTTAGTTCTCTTTTAGATATTCCATTAAGGAAACCTTCATTTACAATGATACCTTCTCCTGAAGGATCCTTTTCTATTTCTTCTTTATCTTGTGAATACACTTGGAAGAAATAACCACCTACAAATCCTGGTACTTGGTCATAACCATAGAATATATCTACAGTTTGATTAGTATCAGGATTTATGCCTGTTGTGTGATGCCTACTCATTTTTTAGTTCTTTTTTATGTAAGTATAATGTTATAAGAGCAAGTACACAAAGAAATTCAAGCATACCAATAATGTACATTCCTGTAACATCATTAGATGCAGCATAATAGAATAAAAAGCCTAAGAATAGGAAATAGCATGTAAATACTACAATAAGGATATTTGTTGTTTTCATGATTTTGTTTATTAAAGAGTTTTAAAATATAATCAGTCAACCCAGCATCACCTGTAATTGACTGACTAATGTGTTGTTAATGATTTGTCCAATCTATATATGATGCAACAGTGTGAGGTATTTCAGTAAACCCAACACCAGAAACAAAATAATGTTTTTCATGTCTTAAATCTACTATTATATCTCCTACTGATGTACTTCTTTTATTTAAAGAAGCATAATCATCAGAAAAATCATTTTGTGAACAATTAAAAGCATCTTCTAAAGATTTTGCTCTTATAATTGCAACTTTTTCATAATGAAATTGTCCTCTAATACATTGTGTATTAAGAACACCATTTTTTGGATGTAGTATTTTATACGTTACCATAATTTTGTTATTTAGTCAGTTAATAATTTGTTTGTTAAAAATAATCTCTCATAGTCCGCTAGATGTGTTAGTAGGAATGTTCCATACTACGAGAGAATATTTATTAATGGATTTTATCTACTTAGGTAAATCCATGATACCAAAGTCAGTGCAACTATTTGCGAGGTTTACCCACATTGCAAAAACATCATTGCAGTATTTCTATTAACTGTAAAACACGCAAATACATCTCTGTTTGTTATAGGTACAGATAAACCATTATTTGTTAATTAAGCTATTTAAGAGTTCAAGTATTTTTTATACTTATTACCTTTTTTAGAGGTAACATAGATAAATAACTTGTTGTTCTTTGATTTATACACTGGTAATTTCTCACCATGATAAATAGCTACATCAGCAGTTTTAATATTGCTTGATGTTGTGTCTTTCTTATCTAAGTTATAAACTTTTTGAGCTGACATAGATAAAGAAAGGAATAGGAATGCAATAATGAATAGATGTTTCATCTTAGTATTTGGATTTAATTGGTTAAGTAATAAAGAATTACATATTACTTACTCTTTCACAAGCTTAATAAGTATAGTGACCTATTAGTATCATACATTGTAATAATGTATCAATTTTAGGTGTATCTTATTTATCTTTAATTACTAAAGTATAAGGTAATATGTAATATAAAAAAACCAAGCTTATACCTACTTGGCAGGAAAACTCCATTGAGTTTTTCAGGGCAACATTTAAGTTTAACAGTTGCAGTCTAGTCTTCTATAACCTTAAGACATTGGCTTTCCAAGCTTTCACTTGAAGCAGGGTTAATTCCCTGACTGAGTATTCTTGATGTTGTGATCAAATCAACACTTTTTACCCTTATTTTTAAAATAAAGCCATTATAATATATAGGGCTAAATATTGAAATTAAAAAAAGAAGCAAATAAAGGTATGAGAGTTGTCTCCCACACCTTTACTTGCACATTATCAAGCAGTTATAACTACAAAGTTACCTCAGCTTCTGCATAAATACAGATAGTTTTAGCAGTGTACTCACCTTGTGCACCCATCTTAATTTGAGTATTGATACCCAAAGTACTCAAAGACTTATTTGCATTGATTAATGCCAATGTATCTTTGTGAATAAGAACAGCCTCTCTGCTATCATTATCCCATTGCTTTAACCAAGCAGTTTTCTCACCACTTTCTGTAACCACTGTGTTAAGGTTAAGTACATCATAACCTAATTGTCTTTTAATCTCTGCTAAGTTTGCCATTTTTCTATTTAATTTAATGGATTAATACTCTAACTTAGTGAGGGTTTTGAGCAGGGGATTTTCTTTTAAAGAAACATACCTATCTCTTATGACAAGTTGTTCTACTTCACCAAGGGTTTTGAGCTAATGAAGTCAAGATGCTCTACTTCACTCAAAGGCTTAAAAAAGTAGAAGAGCCTAAAGCTCTTCTTCTTGTGCTGCAGCTATAATATCTATTAGAATATCTGTATAGCCATCATTTATCATGTCTTGCATGTTAATTAGATTTAATTAATACTAGTTATTTGTGAGGGTTTTGGGACAAGGTTAATAGGTAAAAAATAACACCAACAGATTTCTCTATTGGTGTTAAGTTTGTTACAATGTAACTTCAGCTTCAGCAACAGCAACTATTCTCACAGCTGTGTAGTCTCCTTGAGCACCTGTCTTTGTCTCTTGTTGTAACACAAGATTAGGCATATTAGGGTTAGCCTTGATTTTAGCCAATGTGTCTTTGTGTAAAGATACAGCTACTCTGTTAGCATTGTCCCAGTGTCTCATCCACTCTGTAGGTTGATTGTCTTTGTCATTAGCAGTGTTTAAGTTTAATACTGCGTAACCTAATTGACCTTTGATTTCAGCAATTGTTGCCATAATGTTTGTTGAGCAAGTGTTTAATGTCCTTGCAATTAGACTATTATAATTAAGATTAATACTCAAAGTTGGTGAGGGTTTTGTGCAGGAACTGCACAATAGTAAGATAGCTGACTTACGGTTATCATTTAATCTCTACACTGTAGAGAACTATCTTATTGTATCCTAGTAATCAGTGAGGGTTTTGGTGCGAAGCACCATTATGTATTGTTTTGATATATAACATAAGATTATTATATGATAACACAAGACAACACACACCCAAGCCTGAATCCACTAGAACACAGACAAGAACAACAAGACAAAGAAACTTTCAGTAGACTCCCAAGACACACAGACTTAGACCTGTGGATTGGTTCTCCTTTTCTATAATAATATAGGGCAGAAAAATTACTGAATTGCTTTTACCCCTGGGGGGCCTTGTAATCCTAATTATTGGTGGGGGTCTTTGCTCAAGGAGGTTCACACACACCAAATTTCTAATCACACTCTAAATTTTAAAAAATTTTTTATTAAAAAATTGCAGTATGATTAAATATTATTCTTAACTTTGCTAAATATTAATCTGAACTATGATAAAAGTAACACCTGAAAGATTAAAAGATATGTACCCTACATATCCTGTAGTTAGAAGACAAGAGTTAGGTAAAGAAATTGCATTTAGTACTCTAATTAGAAAGAGGTATAAAAGTAAATACTACCTTATTCCTGTAAGATTTACAGATACTTCTGAAGCTAAAGCTATACATAATATTCATGCTTATGTTTATAAGTATCTTATGTTAGGAGTATTGACTAAAGAGGATGTTATTGACAATGACCAGATTAATGAGGTAGATAGATTAAAAACTCTTAAATAATAAGACTATGGATAATCAAGATATTGTAGCAAGTTATAGACCTGAAATAACTGGTCCCACTATTCCCACTTTTTCTATAATTTCAGGTAAGAAACTTAGAGAAATGTATGTAGTAAAGAAAAGAGAAACTCAAATAGTGACTTGGTTAGCAGCTTCTATTGTTCCTAGTTATGTACCTAAAGCACAAATGGATGCTTTACTAACTCAATGGAATACAGAAGCAAAAGCAATTTACCCACTAAATGGAAATTATAGGGTAAGAGTTTTAGATGAGTTTGGACAAAGAATTCCTATAGGAAGAGAGGTAGAATTTATTACAGATGAGGAACAAGTTGCTGTAAATCCTGCTGCTCCTCAAGTACCTGTTTGTTCTAATAGAGTAATGGTACTTCAAATATGTAATCAAAATGCTATTACAGATGATAATTTTGATATTTATTTAAATGATGTTTATATTGGAGCTGTAGACTTAAGTGCAAATGCTCAAGTTGGTTCTGTATTTATAGGTAACACTAATCCTAATTTTGTAATTACTTCTGCTGATTTTGCTTGCCCTACAGTAGGTATGCAAATATATAGATTTAGGTCTAGTTTATTAAAAACTAGTAATGTTATAAGTATGATAAACACTAGGAATAATGGAGCTGGTAATGCTGGAACTGTAGGTATTAGAAACTATCTATTAACAGGTAATAATTTAAGTGCTCCTTGTGTTATTGCTGATTTAAATTTTAATCCTACTAATGGAGAAAGTACTACTCTAAGTTTTAATTATACACAATGTTGTCCTTAATTAATAAAATAACTATATGAAGATAATACAAAAAGGAATAGTTGGGTTAAAAGAAGCCCAATATTATATTTATCATTTAAGCATTATTAATCCTTTCCTTCCAATTGAATTAACTCCAAAAGAAAGAGAAATTCTTGGTACATTTATGTCATTCAAAGGAGATCTTGCTGAAAAAAATAGGTTTGGAACTACTTTCAGAAAAGAAGTTAAAAATATACTCAGAATGTCAGATGGAGGTTTGAGCAATCACCTTTCTTCTTTAAAAGAGAAGGGGGCTATTAGAGAAGATTTGGGGGGTGTCATTGTGATAGCTTCTATCTTACTTCCTGAGGAAAAACAACAATTTTATCAGTTTAAAATAGTGCAAGACTAATGAGAATATTACACCCTGATTTAATTGATGAGTATTATGAGTCTATTAAATCTCAATATCCAGGTCTCACTAAAGGACAATGTAATGAAATTTGCTCTGCTCCTTTTGTTGAAGTTAGAAAAGGAATTGAATCTGGTATTTTTCTTAATATTAGGTTGCAATTTTTAGGTACATTTGTAGCTTATCCTAATAAGTTAAGTTATCAACTTAAGACTTATACTAGGATGTTTAAAGAACAAAAGATAAATGCTGTCAAGTATTTTAAAAAGAAAGAATTAATTGAAGCAGCTTTAAAAAGAAAAGAAGATGAGAGCAAAAGTAAACTTAAGTAATATCATAGCTTACATACAAGGGCATGTAAGAGAATTTCTTTTTTATAGTAAAAGACTAAATTGGTTATTACCTTTCCATATTTTTGAACAAATTAACTACAGGTTATTTGTTATGAATAAAGAATGTTACACTAATGGAGAATGTGTGCACTGTGGTTGCACAACACCTGCCCTTCAAATGGCAAATAAAACTTGTGGTGGCAAATGTTATCCACCTATGATGAATGATACAAGTTGGTTTATTTATAAGAGTACTAACAATATTGAATTTAAATATTGGAACTCTACTAAACCAAGAGAGTTTGAGTTAAGGATTTCTCACACTAAAAAATTTTAATATGAATCACTGGATAAACCCTGAAGTAAACTTAGGAGTCATTAAAGCAGGTTCTCCTATAAAAATAATGTTTCAAGCTTCTGAAACTATACTTAAAATTAAATCTATAGTTCCTTACTGTGGTTGCACTGCTACAAATTATAATGAAGCTACTAAACAGTTGTTTATTAAGTATGATAATGGTGCAATTCCTGCACAAGTTACAGGATCACAAACAATAATTAAGAAAATTAGTGTTATTTATGAAGATGATACTGAAGATTTATTACTAATCAAAGCAACAAAAATAAGATAATGGCAAATAGACTTATTATATCAGATTATTTAAGATTAGCTAAAGCTAATCCAACAGTAGAAAAAGAATTTCAGTACTTTAAAGAGTATATTTTTAATAGAACCCTAGTTTGGGAAGGAGTTCCTAACCCAAAAGCAGGTGGAAATCTACATAATGTAGCAGGAGACTCTGGTGGGTACACTCTTTGGGGTATTGCTTACAACCATAATAAAGAAATGTTCAAAAATTTTGATGATTTTAAAGATACAACTTATGAAGAAGCTGCAGCTATTGCTTACACTAAGTACTACAGAGCTATTAATGCTTTTATACTTCCTCTTGAATCTAGGCTTATGTATTTTGATATTGCTTACAATATGGGCAATAGTAGAGCTATAAAATTAATGCAAGGGTGTGCTAAAGTCCCTGCTGATGGGATAATTGGGCCTGCTACTAGGGAGAAAATGCAGTATGTAACAGAAGAATGTTTATACTTAGCTAGAAATACTACTTACAATAACTTAGTTAGAGCAAATAGTAAGTTAAGTAAGTTTTTAAAAGGATGGTTAAACAGATCAACAGCAATTTTTAAAATTTAAAAAAATTTTTATGGCACAAAAGTATAGATTATATGTAGGAACTCTATGGATACATTTTCAAATAGGAGTTAATGTGATTGGACTACCAGATTTTCACAGTCATGCAATGATAATATCTAAATCAGTTAAAGAAACTGAACTTCACTTATACCAATAGAATATATGCTACCAATTGAATTGCCAATTTACTTCAATACAGATGAGACTTCTAATTTAGAAAAGATGGGGATAGACTCACATGTAAAAAATTGTGAAGTAAGATTAATGACTTTCTTTGCTATTAATGCCATAGGTTCTGCTAAAGAATCTGATGATTTTGAGTATGGAATTATTTATACTGGAGATGGAAGTTTTTCTTCAGTACTAACTTATAAAGAACTAAAAGAATTATTGATATGAGTTTATTATTTACAGTAGAGAGCAAAGTAGTTTCTCCTACAATACAGGCTTTACTTATTCCTCCCTTTAATGAGATATGGAATAGAGATGATTCTGCAGATAAAAGATATGCTATAGAAGATTTTAGTTATATAGAATTTATGGCTTCAATCCAAAAGAGTAATCCTTATTCCGGGTACTCTGAAGAACAAAGACCTGATAAGATTATTAAAGATATTATTACTAGAGCAGAGTGGGACCAAGATGATCCTTTACTTCTTGAAGGGATTGCTAAACTCAAAGAGTTTCAAGCTGAAGCTTCAGTGACTTATAATTATTATATGTCTGCTAAAGTAGCTGCTGAAAAGATGCAACAATTCTTTATTAATTTTAGTATGAATCAAGTTAATGAAAGAACTGGTGCACCTATTTTTAAACCTAAAGATATAACCTCAGCTCTTAATGATACTTCTAGAGTCCTTGAAAACCTTAATACTCTTAGAGAAAAAGTTGATAATGAGGTTTTTGAAGAAATAAAAAAGAAAGGTCAAAAAATAGTTAGTCCATTTGCAGACCCTTCTAGTTTAAAATAATTGTTTATCTTTACACTTTAATGTTTAACTTAAAATTATAAAATCATGACAACAGAAATTGTTAAAGGAAAATTAGTTACAGTAGATAATGCTGAAAGAAAGTTTGGTTCAGCTTTATCTTATATTGCTATTCAAGTAGAAGATGATAAAGGAGAAAAGTGTTTACTTTTTACTAAAGATGAAATAGCTAAGGCTGAAATCAGAGTTAGTAAAAATCCTGAAGATCTTGCTAAAAAAGGTTTTTTTACTAAATTATTTTATTAATCTTAAAACTTAAAGTTATGGCAAATTTAGCTAGCATGTTAGATGATGATAATGAAAAATCAGAAGGTAAATCTTCTGCATCTGCAAAAGGTACAAGAGGAACTATTCCTGCTTTATTATTTAAAGCAAGAACTGATGCTCACCTTACTCATCTTAGACAAAAGGATAAAACTTTTGCTACTCATAATGCTATGAGTATATTTTATGATGAAGTTTTAGATTTAATTGATACTTATGTAGAAACTTCTATGGGTATTGATGACAATTTTACTCTTGAAGAAGTGGAAGAATCAGAATTAATTACCAATCCCTTAGCTTACTTTAAAAACTTATATAATACTATTGCAGTAGAAAGACAAGTTATTAAAGAATCTTTTATTCAAAATCAGATTGATACAATGCAAGAACTTATTGCTCATACATTGTATAGAATCAAAAATATTGTTACATAATATATGAGTCAATTAGGATCAATTAGAAACCCTGATGGTATTTGGATTAACACAGAAGTGTTTAGAGAAGAAGCTAGAAAGTTTCAGAAGTATGGGACATACTGTTTAGACCCTTGGGGTTCTCCTGATTGGTTCACTTATTGGCAAGAACAAAGAAATAGAATTATAAATGGATATTCTTCAGGAGGAGTTAAAATTACTGGAGACCATTATTTCTATTTAAACTTCTGTCCTATTCTTAAAGTAGAGGACATGAATGCCAAAAAATCTGCTAAGATTACTGACTTCCCTGACTTTTGGGATGGAGATTATAATTACTTTTGGGCAAGAGAAATTGCTTTTAATGGTATAGTAGATGGATTAGGTTTACCTGCAAATAATCTTTCTACTCTTGAGTTATTTACAGGTTTACAATTAGGAGTAAAAATTGAAAAAGCTTATTTAAATGGAGGTTATAATCTTATTGTAGGTAAGTCTAGAAGAAAGGGATACTCTTATAAGAATGCTTCTATTGCAGTTAAGAATTACTTATGTTATCCTAAAGCACTTACTATCTTTGGTGCTTATGAAAAGAAGTTCCTTTATCCTAAAGGGATATATACAATGGCTTCTAACTATTTAAACTTTATTAATGCCAATACTGCTTGGGTATATCCTAAGGATGTTGTAGATAAAATGGATCACGTTAAAGCTTCTACTATTGAATATAGAAATGGAGTTAAGATTGAGACTGGATTCTTATCTGAAATAATGGCACTTACTTTTAAAGATAATGCAGATGCTGCTAGGGGAAAAGATGCTAGAGATTTAATCTTTGAAGAATCTGGAGCCTTTGGTACTCCTGGATTACTTAAAGATTCTTATGCTGCTTCTCAAGACTGTGTAATGGCAGGAGCTATTAAGACAGGTATGATTACTGTCTTTGGTACATCTGGAGATATGGAAGGTGGTACTGCAGACTACTCTGAAATGCATTCTAGCCCTCTTAGATTTGGTATGTTACCTTTTCAAAACATTTGGGATGAAGATTCTGAAGATATGAAATGTGGATTCTTTCATCCTATTACTTGGAATATGGAAGGGTACTATGATGAACAAGGTAACTCTGATATTGAAGGAGCCAAAGCACTAGAACTTGCTCAAAGAAAACTTTTATTGGATAATGGTGCTACTTCTGCTGATATTCAAAAGAGAATGCAAGAAAAACCATTAGGTCCTTTTGAAGCTTTTGGTATGGTAAGTATTAATAACTTTCCTGTACTAGAATTAAAGAGACAACTTGAAATAGTTAAAGCTAAGAATCTTCACATGATAATGGGAACTCCTGTTAAACTATTTTATGATTATGAGTCTAAAAAAGTTAAAGCAGAACCTATACTTGATGGTACAGCTAATGTAATCTATAGACAAAAACCTGATAATACTTCTCTAGAAGGATGTCCTGTTATTTATGAGTATCCTGCTGAGGTTCCTCAAAGAGGTGCTTATAAAATAGGGTATGACCCTTATAGACAAGATAAAGGCTCTTCTCTTGCTGCTGTTTATGTTTATAAATCAGTGATTATTGGAGACAGAACTAAAAGAATAATTGTAGCAGAATATGTAGGTAGACCTGGAGAAGCAGATGATGTAAACTACATTTGTAGATTATTTGCTGAACTATATAATACTACTATTATGCATGAAAATGAAGTAACTCATGTTAAAGATTACTTCAGAAGAAGAAAACAATTACATTACTTAGCTTATCAACCTGATGAAGTTATTAAGAAGAATGTTAAAAATTCTAAAGTAAATAGGTTATATGGTTGTCACATGATTGATCAACTTAAAGATGCAGGTGAAAAGTATATCAAATCTTGGTTATTAGAGACACTTGATTTTGATGATGAAGGAATGCCTATTAGATCTTTAGACCAAATTTATTCTATTGGACTCTTGGAAGAATTAATTGGGTATAACAGAAAAGGAAACTTTGATAGAGTTATGGCACTTATGCAAGTGATGTTTCAAGATCAAGAAGACTTACATGGGAAAGAGTATCAACCAAAATCAAAAGGAAATGATAAAGCAAAACAACTTCTTGCTATGATGGATACTGCTTATATGAAAAATAATGGAAGAAATGCATTACAATCATTAAAATAATTATTACTTTTGTGAATACTTATCTTTTAAGCAAATGAACCAGCCTGTTACACAACCTAAGTCATACTCTACTGAAAGACTCAGTAGAAAAGAAAAAGAAGACAACAAATTTCTTTGGTATAGAGAAAAGATTGACATGTATGATACTAAAGCTAACTTCTTATCTATTGGATATGGAGGAGTGAATGAGTATAAAAGGATGAGGGTAAACTATGATTTGTTTAATAACATTATTGACCTTTCTGACTTTGCTTATGTAGCTAGTCCTTATGGGGCTGACCAAGGAGAAATGCCAGCTCAAATGGCAAATAGAGATATTTGTTCTTATAGAGTAAAAGCTCTTATTGGAATGGAAATGAAAAGACCTTTTGGGTATAGAGTAATAGCCACTAATAAAGAAGCTTCAAATAGAAAAGTAGAAGAAGAAACAGGTAAAATTAGAGACTTTGTAGTTAACTCTATAATGGCTCCAATTAAACAGCAAAAAGAAGAAGAGTATCAAGCTCAGATGAAAGGTAGAGAACTTACAGAACAAGAGTCTCAACAAATACAAGAAAAAATGCAAGCTGATATTGAAGCAGCTACTCCAGATAAAGTTAGAGCATATATGAAAAGGGACCATAGAGACCCTGCTGAAGTTCAAGGACAACAGATTCTTAATTACTTAATTAAGAAATTAGATGCTAAAAAGAAATTTAATAATGGTTGGAAACATGGATTAATATCAGCTTATGAAGTATATTGGCTAGGAATAATCAATGGAGAACCAGCTTTAAAAGTTGTAAATCCTGTTAGATTTTCTTGTGATAAAGCTTCTGACCTTGACTACATTGAACAAGGAGAATGGGCTGCAGCTGAATACAGAATGCACCCTTCACAAATAGTTCAGACTTTTGAACTTACTGACCATGAAATAGATACTCTTTGGAGAAACTATAATCACCATATTACTCAAAGAGTGCATGACAACTTATTTAACTTTGATGAATACCTTACTTATGAAGATAAAAATGCTATTAGAGTTCTTCATTGTGTATTTAAAGGACTTAGAAAAATAGGTTGGTTAGATTATATTGACCAAGATGGTATTCTTCAAACTAAGTTTATGGTTGATGAATCCTATACTTTAAATAAAGATAATGGAGACATAAAGATTAAATGGGAATGGATTCCTGAAGTATATGAAGGATATAAAATTGGTATGCATATCTATAAAGAAATGAGGCCAATCCCAGGACAGTTTAAAGATATGGATAATATCTATAAATGTCACTTACCTTATTATGGTGCAATTTATGATAATGTAAACTCTCAACCTACTTCTGTAATGGATAGAATGAAAGTTTATCAGTACTATTATAACATTGTAATGTATAGATTGGAGTTACTTTTAGCTTCTGATAAAGGTAAAAAAATCTTAATGAATATTAATGCAATCCCTACAGACTCTGGGATTGACCTTAAGAAATGGCAATATTTCTTTGAGAGTACTCCTTTTATGTGGTACAATCCTGATGAAGAAGGAATGAATCAATCTGATGTAAATACTATTGCTAAAACTTTAGACCTTTCATTAGCTTCTGATATTCAAAAATATATACAACTTGCTGATTACTTAGAACAAAAATGTGGTAAATCTGTAGGTATAACTGATCCTGTATTAGGGCAAACTTCTGTATCTGAAAGAGTTGGAAACAACCAGCAAAATTTAGTTCAGACTTCTCACATGCTTGAACCTTACTTTGATTTACATAATTGTATTAAAAGAAATGTACTTCAAGGATTACTTGATATTGCTAAAGTAGCTTATGCTACCTCTGATAAAAAGAATATAAGTTACATCTTAGATGATATGTCTATGGAGATGTTACAAATGGATATTAACTTATTGGATGAAAGTACATTAGGTTTATTTATGGAAGACTCCTCTATGTCAGAAGAAATTAAACAGACTATTCAACAATTGGCTCATGCTGCAATGCAGAATCAAAAAATTGAGTTGTCTGATGTTCTTAAAGTTATTAAACAAGATTCTATACAAGAAGCTGAAGAAGCTTTACTTGTATCTGAAGAACTTAGGTCAGAAAGAGAACAAGCTCAAGCACAAGCTCAAGAAAAAGCTAAAGCTGATCTTGCTGCTAGACAACAAGAACATGAAAAAGAACAATGGGCCCATGAAGCTGATATGATTGTTCTTAAAGAAGAAGAAAGAAGAAAAACTGAAATTCAGAAACAAGCTATTCTTTCTATGGGATTTGATGTTAATAAGGATGAAGATAATGATGGAGTACCTGATGTTCTTGAAGTAGCTAAACATGGTGTAGATGCTGAAATAAAAAGAGCACAAGTAGCTAATCAGTCTAAGTTAATAGACCATCAAATTCAGAATGATAAAGAGAAAAATAAACTAAAAGCAAAAGAGATTGCTCAAAAGGGAGCAGGAAAATAAAATAAAGCTATTATCCTTTAAATATAATAACTTCATTTTGAATATGTAATTTATTAAATAATTAAACTTAAATTTGTCACAATTATGAGTGGAACAGAGAAAACCATTGACCAATTTGCAGGCTGGGAAGATACATCACAGCAACATGATTTCTTCGGAGAAACTAATCTAGAAGTTGATGCAGTAGAAGTAGCATTAAAAGATGATGTTAAAACAGAAGAAAATCTTGCAAAAGAGAAAGAAGAGAAAGAAGAACAAGAAAAAATTGATGAACAATTTAGTTCTTTTGAAAAAACTTCTAAAGTTGAAACTGAAGAAGAAGATAAAACTTCTGAAAGTAAAAAAGAACCGGTAACTAATGTAAACAATAAACAGACTCTTGAGTTTTTAAAAGAAAAAGGTCTTGTTGATTATGAATTAGAAGAAGGTAAAGAACTTACTGAAGAAGAAGCAGAACATCTAATTGAAGATTCTTGGGAGAAAGCTTTAGAAGCTGAAGTAGAATCAACTATTAAAGATTTACCTCAAGATATAAAAGACTTAATTAAGTTTGCTTCTAAAGGAGGTAATGTAGGAGAACTATTAGGTAAAATGGTTCAACATGCAACTTCAGGTATCACTAAAAATAGTGATATAGAAAATGAAGATGTTCAAGTTCTTGCAATAACAATGGATTTAAGAAACCAAGGTTATGACCAAGAGTATATAGACTCTCAAGTAGAGTTCTTAAAGGATAGTGGAAAACTAGGAAACATATCTAAAAAATCTTTTGATAAGATTATAGCAGAACAGGAAGCTGAGACTGCAGGTCAAGTTCAAAGACAAAAAGAAAATGTAGAAATTAGAAAAAAACAAGCTAGAGAGTACAAGACTAATATCACTACTCATATAAATAGCTTGAATGAAATGGGAGGATTACCAATCTCTAAACAAGATAAAACAATTCTTCCTACTTATATCTCAGAGCCAACTGTAGAATTACAAGATGGCAGATATGTAAGTGAAATGCAAGCAGACTTATTTAAGGTTATGGCTGACAAAGACAAGATAGTTCTTTTAGCTAAACTATTAAAAACAGATTTTGATTTTAGTGCTATTGAGAGAAAGAAACAAACTCAAGCTGCAAGAGGTATCAAAGAAGCTGTTGAAAGAGTTGACAGAAAAGAATTATCAAATTCAGAAAGTGGAGGTCACAAATCCAATAAAAAGGCCCTCTGGGATATGCTAGAGGATTAAATCAATTAATTACTAACTTTAAATTAAATCAAAATGGCTACATTAGGAAGCAAGCTTCTCGTAAAAGAGATGGAGTGGAATGCCAACATGACAGAACAGTCCCATTTAGGAGCTGCTCTTATTGCAAAACCACACCGTATTTTAGGAGAAATGGACAAGCTGTTCTCAGCTCAAAACTATTACTCTGATAATCCAATGTCTTCTTTGTTAATGGGTAATTCCAAAACAGAAGAAACTATTGGTAATACAGAATGGGAATGGGAATTGAAAGGTGCTAACACTAGACCTCTAGTTGTTGTAGAAAATATGGAGATATCTTCAAATTTGACACCTGGAAAATTCAAAAAAACATTCAAAATTAAATTGGATGAAAACTGGTATTTACCAGGAGATGTAATCATGCCAGGTACTTCTAACAAGAAATACCAAGTGCGTGTACAAACTCAAGGTATCAAACATGGTGATGGTACTGTCTACACTGTAAGAATGAATTCAGATGATCCACAAGCATTTATGCCTGTTAAGTATTTGAAGCCAGGACAACAATGGGGTAAATTATTCTCTCAATATGAGGAAGCTGCTGAGCAATCAGGTTCAACTGTTTTCAGTTTGCCAATTGCTTTTAGAAACAGAATGTCTAAGTACAGAAAAGAATACAGAATTACTGACTATGCTTCTACTGAAGTATTAGCTGTAGCTATTCCTGATTCTAAAGGTGCTTATCACAATTCATGGATGCGTTATGCTGAAGTTGAATATTGGCAACAATGGTACAGAGAAGTAGAA